CTCTCGCGGATGCATCACTACCACCTCCACCAGAAATTCTTACATCAGCAATTGTATAACCAGTTCCTTTATTTGTAATAGTAAATCCAGTAACAGCACCACCTGAAACAGTAGCTGTCGCTTCAGCGCCAGATCCATCACCTGTTATATACACTGTAGGAGCAGAAGTATATCCTGTTCCTCCACTTCCTGATGTAGTAGCTAGTTCGATTCTTTCAATACCTCCAGCATTAGCATGTTGAGCTGAAGCTTTTTGATTTAGGTATTGTGCATAATCTGCTTCTGATAAAGCATTCTCTGCGGTTGTATCACTGTTATAATCTGATGCTTGACCTCCTGCTCTTGGATCAACTGTTTTAACGGGCATATATGAAGTTGTCAAGAATTTTTCTGCATCAGCAACAGAGACTGTATACATATATTTCCAAGTGTAACCATCTGATTCTGCTGTTGGTACTGTTAATGTTTGTACAGGTTCTTGTGTTGAATTACCGCTTCCTTGTTTAATACACTTATAAACTTTAAACTCTGAAGTAATAATATAAAACGCTTTATCGAAAATATCTGGATCATTAGAATCCCATTCTTTATATTGTGCACCTGATTGCCATGTATGTCTTGGTACTACATGAGATACATCGTTTGCTCCAAGTAGTTTATAAGCAAATACGTTTTGATGTGCTTCTCCCAATTGATCTAATGTATCTGCTGGTGTAAAAGGTGTTGTGTCTACTGTATCAGAAGTTGTTAAAGACCAGACATCTGATTTACCAATACCAACATATACACTAGTACCAGCATCAGCAATATCTGCTTTAAAGTTTTCTGCATTCAACGTTCTGAATTTAGATGTTACTATTGCCGTCATTTTTTATTTCCCGTTAATTTGTGTGAATAAAAGAATTCACGTTATATTTATTTATATCAGTTATAGAAGTACTTTGTAATTGAGTATCACCTAATACTTCAATTGTTTCATTAAACTCGTATAATCTATTACTATTTAATACGTTAGTTTTTTGGCTATAATAATCATTACCAGGTTGTGTTCTATAACCTGATGCTTTAACTAATATATCATAGCCACCCATTGTTTTTGTTGATGTTGATGATTGTGTTATTGTCCAATTGCCTGAACCTAATTCACCTATTGTTAATAACCCACCATTATATAATGTTCTACCAGTTACTGATCCTGAACTTTGAACTGGGTTTGTTTGTCTATTAAATTGTGGATCATCATATGTATGATTCAATTCTAAAATTACTGTTTGATCTTTGTGTTTTACTCTATCTTCATGCTTAGCTCTTGATGCCAAGTAAATATCTGGATTTAAAAGATAATTAGCACCAGCATTTGTAATAGTTGCTGAAGCTATTTCAGATGGAGTTAATTGTGCTTTTGCTGTAGCATTACCAGTAAATGTTATAGTTGGCAATTCAACATATCCAGAGCCAGGATTAATTATTTCGACATGAGAAACTGATCCATTTTCAATGTGAGCTACTGCTGTTGCTGTAGTTCCTGATGGTGGTGCAGAGATTACAACTGTTGGAGCAGAACTATAACCACTTCCTCCACTTAATAATTCGATATGCGATACTGAAGTTGGTTGTAAAAGATACTTAGCTGTAGCTGTAACGTTACTTGATAATGGAACTCCGAATTCATCTTCAGAAGTAGGAGCGCTTATTCTAATTAATGGTGGTTGACTATAAGATTTATTCTCATTCGCAACTACACTAATAGAAGCCACTTGGCCAACATTCGGATTACCTGCAACACTTGCGAATGCTGATTGATAATCTGATCCACCATCATCAACTGTTACTGAGTTTACTTTACCTTCACTATCAATAGTACAAGTTACAGTTGCTGCGCTTATTGTCTGTCCACTAAGTGCTACACCATTTACAGTAATTGATGGAGCCGATGAATATCCAAATCCAGCATCACTAATTGTGGCACCTGTTACAGATCCACCTGAAACTGTTAAAGCGATAGAAGCCGATTTATGGATTTCAGCAAATGTAAATGGTAAGAATAAAGAACCAAACATTTCTACAAGTATTGGTAAGTCTTCAATACCAATTACACCAGGTTGTTTACCTGGCATCGATGATAATGTAAACCTCGGTGTTTCTGCTGTACCTGAAGGATATTCTCTATATCTTAAATTGCCAGTTGGTCTAAAATCTCCACCTGATGGATCTGTACCACCAGCATAATTTTCTAAGAATGAAGATTCTTTTTCATCATCTCCTAAAGCTTCTCTTGTAGCAAATAATTGAAGTAATATCTCAGCGAAATATTTAAATCCAGCTGGATGAACCAATCGTGCATAGACATCATTCCATGAAGAAAGGTTCTGACCAGTTCTAATTAAGTAAGAGAACTTTTGATAAAAATCTGAATCATGTATTTTAATATCATCTGATAAAAATCCTTTATTATCAAGATATTGTCCTAAACCAGTATCATAATTACCTGATGAAGGAATTAATGTTTTATTATATGGGTATTCAATCTCAACTGTATCATTAAATAATAATCTAAAGAATACTTCAATTGAATCTGAAGAACCTCTTATTTTATAATAATCAATAATAGATTTATAGAGAGATCTTTTATTTACTTGAATAGAACGAGGGATTACAGCCGCAATTTCTTTTTGAATTAATTCTAAATAGTTTGCGGCTGCGCTATCAATATCCATTGCTTCCTCAATTGTATTGAGGACATATGAAGCACCAGGGCCAGCCCAATATTTAATGGGCGTTGTAAGTGTGGCAGTTTGTGTATTATACGAAGATAATCCTGTAACAGTAAATGTCTTACCAATCTCTGAAAGAGAATTAGCGAGTGAACCAGGAAGATTATTACCATTAGTGATTGCTACGTTTTCATCATTTAATGTTATTGTTGTAATTGTTCCATCTGCTGCTGTTACAGTTAATGTTGAATTAGCTCCATCTTCGTCAGTAAAGAAATGATCATTCTCACTTCTTGGATCTGATATTCTAAAGACTGCTTTATTATCTAAAACAATATCTGTATAAACTTCGTTTTGTTGATATATAAACTCTTCTAAGTTCATATAATCATAATATGCATTTAATAATGTTTCAATACCAGAAGCATTCGAAAGAATCTCAGAAGGAATTAACTCCTGAGTTCTTAAATCTTCTTTTGTCTTTTTCTTTGAAGACGCTACTGATTCAATATAACCAGGTGATGCGTTATCCGAAGAAAACAATGTATTGTCTTTATGTGCCATACTTATCTAAGCCTTGAGGTCGTTGTATAATTAATTGTACCTGACGAACCTGATAATGCAATTGTATCTACACTTGGTGTTACGGTTACTCTCAAAGGATCAATAGAAATTAACTGATTTCTGAGAGGAGCAAGATCAAGTGAATTAGGTGTAACTGTAATTCGTATTGCGGCAGTTGTATCTGGTCTAAAGTTATTTAATGTTATAATACCTTTTTGATGATCAACAGTTCCTGCATTATTTACCACAGTAACATTTACACCATTCACAATCTTGTATATAATAACCTTACGATTATTTTCATTAGTAATCTCTGTATCTCCAAAATAAACTGTTTCACCATTTAAAAGGAAAGGAGTAGAAGAGATTGTGTGTGTTGTTCCACCTGCTCTATATAATTCTTCGACAAATTTTAATTCGAAGTTATTATCTGCATTATTAGAAGGTGTAATGTTCATAAACATATAAGGACGAACGGAACTATTCTGAATAGCAGGATCCGCATTATCAATTGCCCTTAATAACTGTGAATGTCTAAAGACACCATCGAATTTTTCTAGTTCGTTAAAGTTATAATCAGAAATAGTATCTCTGACAACAGATTCGAGTTCGACATTGGAACGATCTGTGAGGTTAGGATTATATTTAAAATTAACGTCAAGTTCTAAGAAGGTAAAGGTCGGATCCACCATTTGAGGTGTAATCGAAACCACATTCTTACCTTTTAAGATTGTACCTGTGATGTTATCTTTTTCTGATTGAGTAAGGCTATCTCCGACCAAAGGTTTAATTGAGATAAACACTTTACCAAAATCAGGTGGATCGTTATCTTCTCCACCCCAACAGGAGATAGAAGAAATATTAGAGAACGATTTTTGAATGATCGCTCTATAATCATCAGAGGTAACGGCTCTGTTCTGAGATGTAAATGTCAGAGGAGCATTGAATCGAATTGATTCGTTTGTTTCTTTTTCTGTCCCACCAGATGCAGCAGCGACAGTTGTAATCGTAACGTTAGAGAAACCACCCACGTTATCGACAATCGTAAACACGTTCGCACCATTTGATTCTGAACCTTCGGTAAAGATATAATCGAGTGTTACGATATTATTGTTTGTTGGTTTATTACCTGTTACACCATCTCCGAAATAGATCTCATAGTATTCATTTGCATTCTCTTGTAAGTAATAGACCTTTGAATCGGAATCCACATTTAAGAGACTCTCGAACTTGGTATAGTTATCGAAGGCGGTCGATTGTTCGTTGGCCTGAACCAGAACACGAAGCGTCGATGTATCGGCATCGTCATCGGATAACTGAAACTTCTGATTCTCGATATCATTATCCACTCGATACTTGAGTTCTTTCCTTGTTCCTTCGACAACGGTTACATTATTAAAGGTAAACGTACGAGTCGCGGGCGAGGTACTATTATCGGTAACGAGCAGCGCACTCTGTTCATTGAGAACCACGTACCTAAACTCGGTACCATCCACATTGGTAGACAGCTTCGTTCCACGCGGAAGTGTTAATGTTGAAGGGACGGTCCCAGTTTCATCGGTCACGTTCACGACCAGATTTATACGGGCACGAGGCGACAGAACAGAACGCGGAATATATCCTAATAGCTTCGCACGTGTGACAATATTCCCTCGGATCTGAGCAGAATCGAGGAAGGCCTCGTTTAAACTGAAATGGGCAGTCATCGCATTATAATGAGTATTATACGCGAGGACATCCAATAACGTAGAAAGGCCCGAGCCTTCGAAATCATAATCATTAAATTCCGACTGGGTCTTTAAATAGTTCTTCAGATTCTTCTTAATCTGGTCAAAGTCAAGTTCTGTTACATTTAAATTCTGTGCCATTTGTTTACCTTATTCTTCTTAATAGTATTTCTACTTCTTCCTCTGTATCATATTCTTTTATCAGGAAGCGTACTAATAGATTATATGCATTTTGATCTTCTAGATTATTCACCCTTACACCTAATATCTTTACGCGGGGTTCATGATCCTGTATTGTTCTTCGGACATTATCTTCAATAGCCATTCTTGTAATCGCATCTGCTGGCTCAAAAAGCAACGCACGAAGATTAGCGCCTATACCATGATTGAAAGGACGCTCATAAAAATTAGTAAGCAATAAGTTCTTTACTGCATTACGGATAGCCCTATCATCTTTTAAAGGGATTATATCCTTACGGATAGGGTGGAGAGCAAGCGATAAATCCAGATCACTATACTGTCTCTGACGAGCAACGTTACTTGTCTTACCTGATTTATCTGACTGTCTTATTGTACTCATACTAGTATTTATATCCTTTGTATAACCCTTTGCGAAAAAGCCTGGGATCATTTTTTCCGGGGGAAAATTTTTTTATATCTTACAGATCGAAAAAATACCCTGAATGCTAGACCCTATGCCTGGCCCCAGAGCTTTTCCCTCCCTATAAAAGTAGGCCCTATGCGTCTGCCACACCTGTATCTTTGCCCTTATCTTCATCGGCCGTAGTACCACCTGTCTGAGGATGTTTATGTGTGGCCAAGGTAGGTGCATTTCCGGCATCTGTCGACACATCACCTGTACTGTGTGTTGTTCCGTCCACTAATAGGTTACCGTGTATAGTAGTATTGCCAGTTATATCTACAGTGTTATTAGAGGCGTTGACAAAGACTGTCCCATCCGGGTTAATATTAATCGTT